TCTTGGATTAAGGCATCTTTTGTGTCATGCCAAGTTATATTACATGGGTCAAATTGTATTTTAGTAGGAATGATGCGTCTTTTATTATATTGATGTAATATTTCTGTATCAATAGAAAACTTTGGGGCGTCAAATTGTATAACTTTATACGTGACGCCCTTTAGTTCTTCTCTATCACCTGCTACAACACCTTTTGCAAACTGGAAATGTACAAAAAACTGATTCTTAAAGCGAGGAGCAGAATCATATTTCCCAGTTGTGTTCATACCGTGAACACGCGGTGCTTCAGAGGAACCTACTACAAACTGATTCGGGCCCTTGGTTTTGTTAGGATCACTATACTGGACCATTGGCTAAATCCCCTTCGCGGATATTATACGTTGCCGCTGGTTTGTACTGTTAGCCCTGCTGGTGTTAGTTGATCATTTGTTGCCGCACCAAAGTGTGTTGCATTATCAAATCTTACAGTTAATGTTACAACAATTGGCTCACTTGCTGAGTAATCGCCACCGTCGTAATCAACATTCTGCAAGAAGCAACCTTCTAAGGTCCACTGCTCAAGAATCGAATTTGCCGCGCCTGTCATGATATCAAGTCTCATACCAAATTTAAAATCTGCACCACTAAGTGTTGATGTTTGGTTGTGATGATCGACTTGACGCTGAACCTGATTACCAGTTAAACGAACAACATCGTTGCTAACGTCATCCCTGATTGCACAACTCATTGTTGCCCATTCATGCTTGCCCATTGCATATGCAACTGAGTTATATGAATGGATTGGAACTTCAGCGTATGAAAGTTTCGGACGATCAACAGATACAACATTTTGTGTATATGCTCGTCCGCCGCCGATGCCGCCATAATTAAAGAATACTACGCGAAACTTATATTTAAGTTTTGGCTGTAGAATACCTCTCTGACTGTCATCGACATTAATACCGAATTTGTTAAGAGTTACCATCTTATTTTATCTCCTCACTATTAGAATAAGTGTCTGTTATAGTTATTTATCAAAAGTCCGCCAAAAAAGAAAGGGGCATATATGCCCCTTTCTAATAGGTGTTAATAACTACGTTATGTAGTCATTGACTCCCCTGTATTCTTAATTCTTACAGGAATGTAAATAAACTCAATTGCCTTAACTGGCTGAATCGCTACATCAATCCAAAGCTCATTACGATCAATCCTTGTTGGTGTGTTGTTACTATCATCACAAACAACTAAGAAGTCATACAATGCTCTTTTTGTAATTAGATCGCCCATGAAACCATTGAATACTTCAATTACTTGATCTCTTGTATACGAGTCATTTGGCTCAAAGAGGAATGGCTGTGCCATATCATCAAATTGCTTACGTAAGAAAGCAACCAAACGAGATACGTTAATACGATCTAATGCACTTGTTAACGGATAAAGTGTCTTTTGTCCAAATACAGTTAAACCTCTGTTAGGCATAAATGCAATTGGATTAACTTTATTTGTGTAAAGTACATCACGCTGACCTTGGTTTAATGTTACTGGTACATATTCGTCCTCAGCATTAATATAACCAACGCTTGTTGCATTTTGAACAATACCGCGCTGATAACCTGCTGGAGCAAACCACTGATATGCTACCTGATCATTGTATGCTATCTGTCTCAACATAATATGAGATGCTGGCTGTACAACATTCTTACCATCAGTGTTAGATACATAACAACCACCTGGATACCATACGCCTAGTTCATAGCCTGAACTTATTAGGGCGTCTTCGCCATTCTCTGCCGCGTTAGCCGCATTGGTTGCCCAATTTTGTACTGCTGAACCCGATGACGCAAGCCTAAATGGTACGTCGCAAATAACGAACGTTTGTTCCTTACGATCAACGTGCAAGGTTTTCATTTCGTCAATTAACTCTGGGAAACCAGGGCAAGCAATTAGGTTAAAGAACCTAGTTTCTGCTCTAATATCTTGGTCTGAGTTAATTGCGGCCGCTAGTGCTCTAACAATAACTTTCTTAGTAGCATGACGACCCATATAAGGTGAACCATCTATTCTTAATCCAGATTCATTAACCCACTTAGCACTAGTTGAATTGTATTTTTTAACATTATAGCCTGAAACCATAAAGTTCCAACCCAACATACCAATTGGATATGTTGCCGGTACTGGTGCATTTGAGTCTAATGAACCTGCAATAGTTGCTCTAAAATCACCAAAAACAATACCTTCACCTGTTGTTTGATCTGATTTATCAATCAAATCCCAAGTGGTGGTAGTACCGTTATAGTTGTACATTTTTGGATAATTTTCTGTGTCCGTTGTATCGATATGCACATCACCTGAAGCAGGTGTTGTTGGCTTCGATGCCGCGGCAGTTAGTGTACCACTAAATGTTCTCCATGCTGTAGTACCACCATTGTCATATGTTTCAAGCAAATCAACAGTTGTAATGTTGCTATCATACCATAATGTACCATTTGGTGTTGCTCCTGTTGGAGTACTTAGATTTGGTTCGTAACTAAGATCAGGCCAGTTTGTACTTGTTCCTGCGGTTAACCCAAGGTCTGCAAGCAATGTGCCTGAGCCTGCGGCAAGAATAACGTCTTTACCTGTTGTATTTGTAATAACTAGTTTATTACTTGCTACACTTGCGGTAATATTTGTAATTGCCGCCGAGTTAACAAGTGCCGCCATTCTAATAACAGCCGCGTCTGCACTTGTTGAGTAAGTAACGGTTGTGCCATTAATTACCACTGTGTGAGTTGCTGTTAGTGTAGGATTGGCAGTTGAACCTGTAACTGCTAGTGTTGCACTACCATTAAATCTACGAACCTTATGAGATGCAACTTTTAATGTATGCGCTCCCTGTTCATGATTATACTGAACAAATAAATTGCCTGCAACTGGAGTTGTAAAGTGTGTCCAAGCCGCAGTTGTATCTGCTAGTACTGGTGAAGTAATTGTGGTCCATTTCTTTGTAGCCGAATCATATGATTTAACTGCAAATTTTGTACCATTGTTAAATTCTGTTGTTTTAATCCAGACATCGCCGGTTGCTAATGCACCGCCGCCGCCTTCTGTTGACTTTATAGTTGGTACCGCAGTATGTGCGGCAAACTGAAAGTCCTTCGAAGCGGCTGTTCTCCATGTATCTGTACCTAAGTGATACCATACACCGCTTACTTTGCTCCAAATTCTGTTATGAGCGTTGCCGCCCTTAACTGATGTCCATGCAAAATCCCCATCCAGGCCGTAACTATTTAACGGTGCACCTGTGCCAGCATCAACATCTGTAGTGGCATTTAACTTAGAAACTGATTGTGCTACCCATGTAGCCGTACCAGCATTATAAGAGAAAACACCCATTGTAGATGTTGTTAAATCTAACCAGTGTGTACCGTTGACAGGTGCGCCGGCTGGAGCAGTACTAGATGCCACTAATTGGCTTAAATCTAGATTTGCACGAAGCATATATGCTCTATTTGCAATACCTAGATAACTATGTGCCGCTAATAGACCATATTCATTCTGATTATCAGCATGAATTTGTGTTCCGCTAACCGACCTGAAGGAAGGATTACCATATGTTTGGATTAGTTCTCGCTGTGAAGTAATAAGTTTTACTTCAGAGCTTGTCGCTGTTGTACCAGTTGCTGTACCTGTACCGCTTGGGTGTGCCTTATTGGCTCCCGTTGCAAATACAATTAAAGGTACCGTTCCTGAACCAGCGGATCCGTAAAAGGACTCATCGATTACACTAACCGATACGCCCGGTGATACTAATGTTGCCATATCTATCTTTCCCCTTCAACTTAATTAACTTATTCGAATAAGTTGTTGATAACAGTATTTATTGGAAATTCATGAAAAACCGGCTATATAGCCGATCGCTTTACATCATTATCTATTGATAGAATTCTAGGTTGGCTATATATCCTTACCAAAGAATTCATAAACGGCTACTATATTAGTTACAACCTCATCTAAATCTTCTAACGTACCATTGTTATTTATTACACTATCAAACGAAGTGCCAACCCAGGCCCATTCGCTAATATGAAGATTATATTCCATTTCTAATTTATTAGTAATAAGATCAACTGATGCTTTATCA